AATTGACCATTGGTAGCAGTTTTATCTGCACCAAAAGCCAATGACGCAACCGCAGTATTCGCAGTGCTGTTATAGATCAAAGCGCCGTTAGCAGTAATGTTTGCATTTGTCCATGAAGTATTTGCAAAAGACATGAATGCTACGTTACCTGTGCTAGTTGGGCTTGTACTAATTGTCAATGTATTTCCGCCAGCAGTATAGTTTGATCCAGAGCTAGACACTTCGTTCAGCGTTGTATAAGCGGTTGTTGCATTGCTTAAGTCTGCTGAACTTGTGTATAGCGCTAACTTGTAAACTGCTGCTGCGCCTGATGTTAAGTTTTGTTGACCGGCAAGGATTTGCACCTTGAACGAGTCGCACATTGCTTGGGTAATTGCCATTTTTTGCTCCTAAAAATTAAGTGGTGTTACGGGTTTACTGCGATCTTAGCTTGCCCGTCTCTATAGGCATCGCCTCTTTCAAGTCCGGTTCCTAAACGGTTTAACTGCATCATTGCTTCATTGTACTTAGTATTGTACAAAGTAATCATATCCGCCTCGCCCTTCATATAGGTATAAGCCTCTACAAGAGACCCGTAAAGAAGAACAGGACTGTAATTATCGCCAAGCCAAGATGTTCCAGCAGTAACAATAGACTCTGGGTAATAAAAATAATGTAACTCAGCACCATAAGCAGCATTGGGGGTTGGGCCAAGAATAAAGGTTAACTCATTAGGGTCGTTTAATCTAGAACCAAACAAAGCATAATATCGGGGTAAACCCGTAGCAGTTGGATCTGGGTATGCTTGACGGATAAAGTTAACGTCTTTGTTTAGCAAGTACTCATAAGATCCATCCGCCTGAATAACTGCTAATGAATAACTAGACAGATAGTCATTAGGACAAGCTAGATATTTACTTGTAGCAGAGCAATTACCTGTAACGTTTTTACGTAAAGAAGGGATCTGCACCATATTATAGATGCGCTTCTCCGCTTGCTGGATAAAAGTGTTAATTTGAGTAGTTACATTAACTGTACTCGTATTACCACCAGACAGCTCTACAAACGCATCAGGAAATATGTTCTCTGTATACGTCTGTATTTGCGAAAAAAGTTCGTTATAGTTCATTACGCCATTGGGCCTCTAGACATAGTGCCTTTAGTAGCAGCACCGGTACCACGAATCTTCATACCAGAAGTCTTAGTATCTGGCTGGCTTTTAAAAGTGTTACCCACAGACATTCTAATTTCGTTTACGCCATTACCTGGTTTAGTAACTGCGTCTTTGGCTGTGGTTATTTCTTTGCCAGACATAGTATGTGGCTCTGCATAAACGCTAGCTGAGCCTACTTCTTTACCCATTACTTTTTTAGAAAATTTAGCCATGATTACCCCTGATTATTGGCACGAGCCATATTACGTCCAACTGCTTTCATTGATGCGCTGGTTACAGTGCTAGCACCTTTAGAACCTTTGCCTGATTGAATGCCTACGTTTGGACCTGAATCCCCAAGGTTTTTACCCTTAGTTTTACCTTGTTTTGTTACGCCGTCTGCTGCTTTTCTGAATGTCATAATGACTCCTAAGTTATACTAACCGTTACTGTACCAAGTTGTGTGCTACCTATCAAGTCATTTGGCGTTAAAGCATTATCAAACAACCTTGCCCCACCTACTGGATTCCAACCCCACTGGAACACCCTACTACCCATATCTGGATTACCAAACCCGTCAGGACCTGTACCCCCATTAATATCGGTTTGTAACCCGTTATTACCCGACTGAAAATAACTTACGTCAGGGCGTGGCTCCCGTACTGCTTGGGGGTCATTAACAGGATAGAGTCCAAGAGACAACTGTGGTTGATCTGGATCCCAACAAGTCTTACAAACTTTAATTCTATAGGGTTGCGTTTTTAATATCTGTATCCTTAATTCTTTTAATTTGTAGCGCTGAGCACATCTATCGCACTCGGCAATTGCATATTTTCCAGAAGCGTACTTACTTGACATGGCATCTTAGTTAGAGTAAAAAGTGTTTCGTGGAACAAAACGGATTGGGGCTTTTTCCCTATCTTCTTCCGCTGCTAATTGGAACTGTTGCTCATAATCTGCTTTTAACATTGGTACACGGTTCATATCTACACCTGGCAGCTTTGTAGACAACTGATAAGCTAAGCCAGCAACCATGCAAGGTATAAAGCGAAATGGAATATCTTGAACGTAAGTACCTGAACCAGCGTCTTGGATACGGCGCATACGATAGTATACAAAAGTATATTGGCTGCCCGGTGAATTCGGCGTAGGCCAGACATTGATAGAAGGTAGGTTCTGTACAGTAACCGTAGCGTTAGCCGTATGTGCAGCAGCAGTCGTGCCGTTTTGACCACGAGCGCAGTTAATTAGCTGGTTACCACTTACGTTAGGGTAACTAATTGTTTCATTATCAATCTTAATAAACCCAGCAGAAGCTAAACCACTTGTAGAAGTTAAATCAATGGTTGTAGCTGTAGAGCTTATATTAGCGTTTAAAAGGGCGCCTGAGAGGTTTTCTTGACCTGACTGACGGTTAATCCACACCTGAATCGGTCTACCTTGTGCTAACTTGTTAGGTAGAGTCATATAGGTTGACTCAGAAATACGGCTGATATTAATATCAATCTGGTTGCTTTGTACACCGTTATTGGTACGCACTACCGTATCCATCAAGTCAATTGTATCTACGGGTAGGGGGTAGGTAGCTTGCCCAGTAACCATCGGGATAACGCCTTGTTCAATAGTCCAAAGGTTAATACCACGGTTAGCCCACTCAATAGTCAGCAAGTTTAATGAACGGCGTGCAGTACGAAAATCATATCCAGTACGCAGCTCTTTCCCACAGCGTTCAAACGCCTCTTCAATAAGGTCATTTACATCTAAGTTAAACGTTGAGGTACCTGTAGTGCTCATATTTTCCTAAATGGCTTTACTTTTGCTTTGACTTTTTTTGGCTGGGGGACGAACTGCTTTCCCGCTGCTTTTCCCGCCCGCTTTGCTTTTGTCGTTGCTGCGTACTCCTGTGGGCTTAGCGACTCGATTGCTTTTTTTGGCAGGTACCGCTCTCCTGTTTCGGACGACTTTTTCCCCGACTTGGTTGTCCACTCTTGGTCGCCCCAAGCTTTTAAAGAACGTTGCGATTTTGCCAATCCACTCATTTATATCCACCACCAGCCGCCTTATATTTTTTTGCTACTAATTGAGCTTTACGAGCTGACCACTGACCTGCGCCAGTACCTTGTGTTGCAGCAGCTTTAACTTGAGAAACAATACGTTTACGCATTTCTGGTTTTGTGTAGTTACCAGCCGCATTTACCTTACCACCATCTTTAAACTGAGTGAAATCAGTATTATCTCTACGAGGCTTTTTAACCCCTGTAGGCATTTTAGAAGGGGCGATAGCGCCCATACCACGAGAAGCTCTCATTTAGCAAGACCCGCCGCCAGCCATAGTAACCATCTTACCTTTAGTATGACCCTTAGATACGCAGCCATCAGCACGGGTTACGCCGCCTTTAGCCATTTTGTGCATTGACTTTTCGTGAGCTTTAACTTCTTGCTTAGCCACTTTTTTCATCATTGGCATATCTTGTTTAATGTCGTCGTGTTTCATAGTTAGCAAGCCTTTCCGCCTTTATTCATTGCAATCATCTTGCCTTTGGTTTTACCCTTAGACTCGACACCACCACCTTTAACCATCTTTTTAGCTGGTTTTTTAGCAGCAGCTTCTTTTTTCTTAGCAATCATTTCCATAAAAGGATTTGGTTTTTTCATGGTTCCACCTTCTTTAAAAGTTTTGCCTTTGTCGGCGTTGTTAAAATCTTTACCTACAGACTGCGGTACTCCTACCTTTTTAGCAAATGCAGGGTTATGAGCAATAGCTGCCATAAAGTTATGCTGTTTCTTTGATTTACTAGGCATTATTTATTGCTCCAGTATCCAATAATTACACCAATAATTCCAGTAATAAGACTAACTCCACCACCAATTGCCATTAATGTTTTCCAACCGCCCTTAGCTTCAGACAGGGTTTTTTCAATGTTTCGGAGAGTAGTTTTAATTTCAGACATCTCCTGTATCATTTTATCCATGTCTTCCTGCAGATGTTCAATATTGCTAGCGTGGGTTGCTAGCTCTCTAGCAGTTTGAATTGCATCAATACTCATTTTAGCATTTCCATCTTTTTAAGCTAGCTGCCTTACGAGTAGGGCGACCTTTTTCGTCTTTCATCGGACCCGGCATACCAGACATACGTGCGCAGAACGACTTCTTACGTGATCCGCCTTCGGGCTGTGGAGCCTTTAGATTCGAGCCAGTAGCCGCATTATACTTAGCACGGCCTTTGGCGGTAAGCCCAGCGCCCTTAGATACAGGCAGCTTTTCACCACGACCAATCGCAAGAGAAGGTCCTTTTTTCTTAGCCATAACACACCGTTGCAGTTACAGAAGATCCACAACCTACAAAAATACCATTAGGGCAATAAATGCCTTCTCCTGGAATCTTGATAGGCAG